GCCGAAGCTGAAGAGGCCGAGGCTAATCAAACAGTATTAGCAAGGTCTCCGCTTGGAATTTATATAGGAAGCTTTGTTCCGTTTTTATTTATGTTTAATACTATTGACTGGAGTAACTTTATATGGTTTTAGATAAAGTAAAATGTGAAATGTGTGGAAAAGAATTTAAACAGATAAACAAGCTACATTTAAATGCAAAACATAATATAGACATGATTGAATATAAGAATAAATTTCCAAATTCAAAAACTACATCAGACGGATTAAGGATGCAAATTTCAGAATTAACTAAAATTGGAATGTATAAACCTGAAAATTGGAAAAAGTTTAAAAATCACATTGACAATAGAGATTATAGTGGAGAAAACAATCCATTTTATGGTAAACACCATATAGATGAAATGAAGAAAAATTTATCTAAAGATGAAGAAAGAAATAAAAGTATTTCAATTGGCCAGAAAAAGAATTGGGAAGATAATTATGAAAATAGATATGAAGCCAATAAAGATAATTGGAAAAAGTTTAGAGACAGAGTTGGTGAAGAAAATTGGTTGAGTGGATTAAGAGAAAAATCACAAAAAGGATTTGAAAAACTTACTAAAAATGGAATATGGAAAAAAACTAAACCAGAAACAGAATATGAAAATAAATTAAAAGAAGAAAATAAAGAATATATTTTTAATTATCAATTAGATGGTAAATATTTTGATTTTTATATTCCATCTGAAAATAAACTTGTAGAAATAGATGGTGAATTTTATCATCCTTTAACATTAGAAGATTGTCGTTATGATTTCCAAGAACGGAATTATTACAATGACATTGAAAAAAATAAAATAGCGGAAGATAATAACTTAACTCTTGAAAGGATAAGAGTATAATGTCTCAAACAAAACCATTTTTTGTACCTCAAAAAGAAATCAATTTGATTGATTCAATGAATGAAGAACTCATTGATGAAATTTTAGGACAAAGTGTAGATATATACAAAGTTAGTGTTGAAAATACAGAAGAAAATTTATATGGTGAATCAACAACAAAATATTATGAGATTGGTTTTAGAGTTAATTGTATGATTATGTTTAATGAGCCTGAAGTGACAAATGAAGAATGGGGTGCTGACTTAAACGCAAACATAGAGATGTATTTTCAGAGAAATAATTTAGCGAGTGGTTCATTGAATTTTTATCCAGAAGCAGGTGATATTGTTGATTGGAATGATTTTTATTGGGAAATAGGTTCAGTAACAGAACCACAGTTAGTAGCTGGACATCCTAATTATAAACATAGTATTAAAGCATTAGCGGGTCGTTCAAGATTAAGTTCATTACAAATAGAGGAGAGACCTAGATAATGGCAGTACAAGTAATAACACATAAAAAAATAACAAAGTTTAATGTAGATGACCCAAACTTTAAACAACCATCACGGCCAGAACCTGAAGAAATTAATGGAAATCTGATAGAAGAAGATGTATATGGTGAAAGAAAACATTTTTATCAACCAGAAAATGGTAATCTTCAGATGAGTGAGTTTATGACTGGTGTGTTAAATAAATTAGATGGTTTAACAACATTAAATCCAAATATAGTTGAAAAGAATAGAGCTATTGAGGTGGATATCAAAAGAGAGATTGCTATAAGCAAGGCAGACATAAACGGTGTAACTTCGGAAGAAATCAAAGGTAAAGTTATGAACAAAAAAGATAAACTTAAAGCTTTAAGAAGAAGGAATAAAAAATAATGGCAATAACACCACTTACAAATAAACATGTAGTTTCTAAAGAAAATGTTAATAGAGGAAAACAGACATCAACTCGTTCACAAGTTAATAGAGGTGGAAATGATAGACAATCGGTTGTGCCTGGTAAAGATTTTTCAAAAGGATATGCTATAACATTAAAAGATATAGATATTACTATGATAAATCATATTAAGAATATAATGAAACCAACTGTCAAAGAAGCTAATGAAACCATAAAAGTTCCAGTTTTATATGGTAATGAAGAGAGATGGAAAGCTGTCAGAAAAAGGGGTGTATTAAGAGATAAAAATGGTTCAATAATGTTTCCATTGATTATGATTAAAAGAACTGATGTTGTATTTAATGATATGATGCCGCTTTCATTCGATCAAGATGTTACGGGTGAATACATAAAAGTTGTTAGATCAAAAAGTTGGTCTAAAGAAAATAGATATGATAGATTTGCAGTACAAAATGGTATGAAACCAGCAGTAGAAACGGTAACAACTGGTATGCCAGATTTCGTTAATTGTACTTATCAAATAGTGATGATGACTAATTATATAGAACAAATGAATTATTTGACTGAATTATTTATTGAATATGAAAATACATATTTTGGTGACCAACATAGTTATAAGTTCTTATCACAATTGGAAGGCTCATTCTCTGATGCTACAGAAATGACGGTAGAAGGTGAAAGATTAATTAGAACGGATTTTGGAATGTTATTAAAAGGATATGTAATACCACAATTTACAAATACACCAGTTACCAATAAAACATCTGAAATTATAAGAAATACTTCACCCAATAGAGTAGTATTTGGATTTGAAGGTGATGCAACTGATTATCAAACAGAAAAAAAATAATAAGGTTTTTATAATTTATATATATTTATATATGAATTAAAAACAATTAAATAGAGGTTACATTCATATGGCAAAAGAAACAAAATTCTCAGAGGAAGAAATGAAAACTATTCAGGGAATCCAAGATTCATATTTTGAAGTTCAAACTGAGTTTGGTAAATTAAGTTTAGCTAAAATAAAATTAGAACAACAATTAGATGATTTGGATAATATTGATAATGATTTAACTGGAAAATTTACAGATGTGCAAGTAAAAGAAAAAAGTTTTTTAGAAGGTATAACAAAAAAATACGGTGAAGGTTCATTAAATCCCGAAACTGGTGTATTCACACCAAATAAATCAGAGTAAATATAATAAAAAATAATCGTTTGGAGTTTTTATTGTATATTTATATATGAAATACTTTATGCGTAAAAACAGGTATTAAAAATTTAAAACTAATTAATTTAGGAGAAGTTAAATGGCGTCAAGTGAAAAAATTGTAAGTCCTGGTGTATTTACAAACGAAATAGATCAAACATTTTTACCAGCTGGGGTTGGTGAAATAGGAGCAGCTTTGATAGGTCCTACAGTTAAAGGTCCGGCAGGTATACCAACTATTGTAAATTCATATTCCGAATATCAACAAAAATTTGGAGATACTTTTTTAAGTAGTTCAACTTATGTAAGTCATTTAACTGCATACACCGCGAGGGAATATTTGAGACATGGATCAACTTTGACAGTTGTAAGAATTTTAGCTGAAGGAACTCAAGGTACTTCTACCGCAAATTCTTTTGTATTAACTGGTAGTAACGCGACTGGTGCGGACGCACATATGAGCTTCACAGGAAGTGCGGTTAGCGACGCGGATACAAGAACTTTACCAAATGTTGCCAATTCATCATTTAAACTACATACGCTTTCTACTGGTTATCTTATGAATAACCAGAATCCTAGTGCATCTATTGAATTAACAGGATCAAACAACATATTATTATCAGGATCAAAAAATAATGTTAGATGGGAAGTCACATCTCAAAATAAAAGCAGGGGAAGTTTCACTTTATTAATTAGACGAGGTGACGATTCAAATAAGAGAAAACAAACTTTAGAAACTTGGAATAATGTATCACTTGATCCAAATTCATCTAATTATATTAGTAGAATAGTAGGTGACCAGTATTATTCATTACAAGGTAGTGGAACAACTGATCCATATTTACAACTTATTGGTGATTATCCAAATAAATCAAAATATGTTAGAGTTGAAGTTATCAAACAAACCCCAGATTATCTTGATGAAAATGGAGATATAAGAATTGGCGCTCAAAGTGCTTCACTTCCTGGACCAGGTAGTGGTTCACATCATGGATCTTTTGGGGGAGGTACGGATGGTCACATAGGTTATGATGCACTAGGAAATGATGTTGGTGACAGTGATAATAGTATGGGAGCACAATTTTATAATAATATGTTTGCTCAAAATATGCAGGGTTTTGACCCAGGTACATCCACGGATGGAAAAACTGCTTATGAAGACGCTATCAATCTTTTGGGTAATCAAGATGAATATGATATAAATCTATTAATGTTACCAGGACTTACAGATGCTGCAAGTGGGACAGGAGCTTCTATCATATCAAAAGCAATTAATATGTGTGAAGATAGAGGTGATTGTTTTGTTATTGCAGATCCAGGTCTTTATGGTCAAGCAATTACAACAGCAGCAACCACCGCAGAAGCTAGAGATTCAAATTATACTTCAATGTAT